CGATGAGCTTCTTGTTCGCCTGCTCCATCTGGAAAATACGGAGCTCGCCGGCGGCGCGGAAGATCTCGACTTCTTTTTGAGCTCGCTGTTGCTGGGCTTGGAACAGCTGGTCCTGCTGTTGTCTGCGGATTTCGCCGATCTCTTTTTCGAGGTTGATGCGCTTGTCGGCTTCGAGGCGGATGTTTTCTTCAGCGCGCTGGCGATCTCGCAGAGCATCGACGGCACCGAGCCCTTTCTTCAGGTCTCGTTCCTGGGCGATTAGGCCCTGGAGGGTCTGGCGGGAGCGGGCCTCAAAGCGACCGACCTCGGATCCTGATACGGCGTCCCAGAATTCGCCCCAGCTTTGGATGCCGGGTTTGAGCTCATAGCGAATCTGGTTGATTTTTTCCCGGACCTTCTCGAGGGCATCGAGATTTCTGCCGTACTGGGCGTTGACGAGGGACTCAGCAAAGTCTTTGGCTGACTTCTCGGCGCTGGTGGCGGCCTCGCCGACGTCTTTGTACTTGGTTTGGAGGTCTTTGAGTGCCTGCGCTGCTTTTTGCGAGCGGGATGACTCTTCCTGTTGCTGCTGGAATCGCCCAAAGATGTCGATCAGCGCGGTGATGGCGAGTTGTACAGCCAGCAGGATCAGGTTGAATTTGATAAAGCCGAAGACTGCGTTGGAGACGGTCTTGACGGCAGCAGTGGTTGCTCCGCCGAAGCGGGCGATGGAGGCGCCGGCTTTCTCGGCAGAGGCTCCGGAGGTGGTGAGCGCTGTGCTGAGGCCCATCAACTGAGTCTTCAGGGCTTCGACAGCGGGGGCCGTTGCTGTGAGGGTGCCAGCGAAGGCGGCGATCAAGGCGCCCATGCGGGCGAAGGCGGCGCCAACCGCAACGACCATCCCTCCGATGAGGGCGGCAATGCGGGCCGCCAACGCCTGAAAGAATGTGACGATGGGCTGCCAGGCTGCGATTAGACCGGCGGCAGCGAAGCCCAGCTTTACGGCGGACATCACACCCAGCCGTTCAAGCAGTTGGAACTGGGTAGAGATCTGGCTCAGGTACTGAACGAAGGGAACCTGCAGGAGCTGGCCGTAGGCGCGGAGAACTTGACCGAGGCCGGCAGCGAAGACCGTGACGGCCTCGCTGAGGTTGGAGAGGATCTGGACGAGGGCTTTGAAGTTCTCGACTTTGATGGAGATGAAGCCCTGCGCCAGACGCGCTAAGCCCTCGACCAAGAGCCCGATGCTCTTGGTGACCTCCTCCAGCAGGTTGCGAACAGGTGCGATGAAGCTGTTGGCGTCACTTTGCAGCGAGGCGAAGGCTTTCTTGACGCCCTCAGCCAGCTGGGCTGCAAAGCCTTCTGCGCCGGCGCCTATTTGTCCAAACAGCGCTGAGCCCCCGCCGATGATGTTCAGGTTGGTGCTCAGCAGTTGACCGAGCCCGCGACCCATGCCGCTGGCGATGGCGAAGACTTCCTCGCGAATCTTGAAGAGGAAATCGAAGATCTTGGTCAGGCCCCCCAGCAAGGGGTCAAGGAGCCCGGCCCCGAAACGTTGACCGACGAGTTCGCTCAGGTCTTTGATGTTGGAGACGACACCGGCGAAGCCTTGAGCGGCGATGCGTTGGCCAGCGACGGCTGCGGCGAGGCGCTCCTCGAGGAACTTGACGACGCCACCGGCTTGGGTTTTGGCTTTGGCGATGTCCTCGTTGGTTATGCCGAGTGCTTTGGCTAGATACGAGTCTGTGGTGATGTCACCGCGCAGGATGGAGCCGACCTCTTGGCGGGCCTGGTACAGAGGAATGCCGAAGGTGCCTAGGGCGGCAGCGAAGTTGATCGCCAGGTCTTCGGCTTCTTTCAGGCCGCCGCCAATTTGGCCGATCTGAGAAGCGACGATGCCGAAGACTTCGATGACTTCGCCCGACGTCACCCCCGCGAGGGCGATGGAACGCTCTCGAATGGAGTCGATGCGTTTGTTGACCTCACCGGTTAGGGCGACGATCTTTTCGTAGGGGTCGGTGATCTCGGACCCGTTGCGGAAGACCCTGTTGGTGGAGGCGAGGGTGGTCTGAGTCTTGAGAATGGTTTCGCGGAGCTTGACCTCGCGGCCAATGGTCTCGTTGAAGAAGCCGCCGAAGGCACCGCGGACGAGGCCGACGGCTTCTTTGACGGCGAACAGCGCGAAGCCGGCTTTGGCCAGGTTGTTGACCAGGCGGCCGGCACCGGTGCTGGCGGCCTCGAACGAGTTGGCGAGGATGGAGCCGGCTTTGGCGTTCTCGCGCAGGGCGGACGCGGAGGCGGGGGCGTTCTTGGCGAGGTCGGCGGTGCCTTTGGCTAGGTTCTCGAACTCGCGGACACGATCCCCGATGCCGGGGATGTTCTTGCTGATTCGGTAAAAGGTTTGGATCGTATTGCTGGCTTCTTTGACGTTGCTTTGGACGTCTTTGAAGTTCCGATTTAGCTCGCTGACATCAATGCGGAGCTTTCTATCTTTTGTTGCGCTATCTGCAGTGATTCCTAGGCGCTGCAGATCCTTTTCGGCGCGCTGAGTTTCAGCTGTGACTTTGAGCTGAAAATCCGCCACTACTGGGGCCTATCCGTTAGATGCATGTTACGGCTGGCGCTCGATGGGAGTCATCAGCGCCGTCAGCACATGGACGGGTAATAGCTGTTTGCGCCCGAGGTCGGCTAGAACGAACTTCGTGGGGCCGGTGGGACCGTCAGCTTGGGTGGAGGCGGGACGCCAATCAGGCCAGGGCAGAAAGTCTTTAGCGTCGATTTTGGGTGCGGCGCGCTTGGACCCGGAGAAGCCATGGGCTACTTGAAGGACGATTTGAGTTAGCCGCGCTACAGGTAGTGCCTCGAGGTTCGCTTGGCCCTTGTCGCGGTCATCGAGCTCGCGCAAGATCCAGCGGATCGTCGTGATCGGGGTGCAGAGAAACCGCTCTCGGGGGAAGTCCGCTCCGAGGGCGGACATGCGGATGCGGACGTAGATCTGATCCCAGTCGGTTTCGGGACTGCGTAGGTACTCTTCGCAGCGCCTCAGGATTTCTTCGGGGGAGGGCTGAACTCGGGTTCGGCCTCGGGCTTTCCCTGCGGATCGGGCCAGCCGTCGCGTTCCCAGCTGATCAGACGGAACACGTCCTCCATCAGGCGGGTGGGCATCGATTCGGTATCAGCTTCGCTCCAGTCCTCGACGCGCTGCCAGTCTTTGGACTTGGGCAGCTTGACTTCGGCGCGGTACTGCATGAACAGCGTGACGAAGGCGATCTGCTGCTCGACGGCGCCGATGCTGTTTCGCTGCATTTCTTCGAGTTCACTGGCGTAGTCGTAGAGCAGGTCTTGGTTGTCTTCGGTGGTGTTGCTCAGCAACTCGACGGCGTCTTTGGTGCTGATGCCTTTGTCCTTAGCAATGCGTTGAGCCAGCTTGATGGAGGCAAAGGTTGAGCGGGATTGCTTGCGAGAAAGAGACTCGATGCCGCGGGATTCACCGGGCACGAGGTCGTTGTACACCGGGAAGCGAAAGGGGCCGATCTCGTGGTACTTCTCGGGGCTAAATAGCAGGCCGGCGTACTTACTCATTGCGGATGGGGAGTCCTACTTCCCAGGCCCGATAGGGGTGGGGCTGGTTAAGGAACTCAGAGGGTAGTTCAATCTGAATATTAGCGTCGCTATACGCTAAGCGGATACACTGGGACTGGATCAGGGGTTCGAGGTAGAGGGCTCCACAGTGGAGCGTGGAGCCTTCCACTCGGCAATTCACAGCGAAGACGCTGTGGGCTGGATCGAGTAAGAGATCGTGTTCCATGGGGGGCATGAAAAAAGGGGCCGGATGAACGGCCCCTGGATTACACCGTGCTCGGGGGTCAGGCGGTGCGGAAGGTGGTGGTGAAACCCTGGATCGGGCGCTTGGTGCCCGAGGCCGAGGCAGCGCCGTTGGCGTCCACAGCCTGGGTCAGGGCGCCGTCGGCGACGCTCAGGCGGAAGATGGTGCCGGCGGCCAGGTTGGCAGCGGGGTTGATGGTCACCACGTTGCTGGCCAGGGACACAGCGGCATCCACCTTTGCGCCGGTCGAGGCCACTTCCA